TAGATAACTTAAAAGGTTCAACTAACGAATCAGAAATATCAATTGCAAATGCTTATTATGAAATAGAAGGCACAGGCACGGTAACTTTGCAGTTTGATAATGACAAACAATTTATTATGAGAGGTATAGACAATTATGGTCTAAAACCTACAGAAACAAAAATAAAAGGAACAGGCGACATTACAATTACAACTGATACAAATGTAGATAAGTTTAGTTTAATGTTAGAATGTCATAAAGAAACGGGATTTAGTAATGGCTGATATAGTAACAACACAAACAATTTCTGATACCTCTGGTGTAAAGTTTGTTTCTAAACTCACAAACTTTTCAGATGGTACTGGAGAAACACAAGTAAAGAAGATTGACGCTTCAGAGGTCACTTTTATGACCGAAGATGGTAATAGAAAGATTGCAAAAATATGGTACTCAATTAACACTGCTAATAGTAAATCAGCAGTTGAATTGATATGGGACGGAGAAACAAACGCAACCGCTATGTTATTAAGTGGTAATGGTTATTGGGATTTAAGAACAGCAGGTGATGAGATTACAAATAATGCTACTACACCTACAGGAGATGTTCTATTATCGACTAAAAACTTTGCAAATGGCGACAATTATACAATTATTATTGAGTTTAGGTAATAAAAACATATAAATAGTTTGTACGAGAGAGAAAACACATGAAGTTAATATCGGAAGAAATTCAACAGGCAGAATATATCGTTGAGGAAGTCAGCGGTAAAAAGAACTACAAGATTCGTGGTGTCTTTCTACAATCAGATATCAAAAATAGAAATGGTAGAATTTATGAAAATGATATCTTATCAAAAGAGGTAGATAGATACTCAAAAGAATTCATTGATAAAAAGAGAGCATTCGGTGAACTAGGCCATCCAGATGGTCCTACAGTAAATTTAGAGAGAGTGTCACATATGATTACATCTCTAAAAGCGGAAGGCAAAAATTTTATTGGTGAAGCTAAAATCATGGACACACCATACGGTAAGATTGTAAAAGGTCTTATTGATGAAGGCGCTCAATTAGGAGTATCTTCAAGAGGTATGGGTTCCTTGGTTACCAAAGGTGGTGCTAACTATGTAGGAAAAGATTTCTACTTAGCTACTGCTGCCGACATTGTTGCAGACCCTAGCGCTCCAGACGCTTTCGTTGAAGGTATCATGGAAGGCAAAGAGTGGATTTGGGACAATGGACAAATAAAAGCAAAAGATATTGAAGAATATAAAGAGTATATTGAGAGAGCAAAATCTATTCAATTAGCAGAAGCTAAAGTGAATGTATTTAAAAACTTTCTTGAAAAACTTTAATATTATAAATATATTATAATTAAAGAGAAAATTACTAGTAATTTTTAAAAAGGAGATTTCTCAAATGGCCGATACAGAAAAAAAGTTAGAGGCGTTAGAGCAAGAAGCAGTTGCTGAGGCGAATGCCCAAGCGGATGCTCCTAAGAAAAATGCTGTAGCGGCTGAGCCGAACCATCTGAAAAATGATGCTGAAGACTTAGGCGCAGCTGTTGTTAAACCGACTGACAGCAATCCTGACGCAACTAAAAAAGTTAAGCAAGTTTCTGGACAAGCTCCTCAAAAATCACAAGGTGCTGCTGACCCAATGCCAAAATTATCAGGTCACAATACTAAGTTAGAGGGTGCAGAAGCTGAAGAAGGTTCGGAAGAAATCAAGGAAGGCGAAATGCCAAAGGCTGCTCTTGACGCTTTGAAAAAGCATAAAGAAAAGTCTGAGGATAAAGAACCAGCAAAAGATAAGAAAGAAGTTGAAGAAACTTTGGACGCTGGTGAAGATTCTAAAATGGCAGACAAGAAGAAAGAAGTGAACCAAAAGACTGCTAACATTAGCGCTTCTTACGGTATGAAGTCAGCTTCATACAAGATGAAAAAAGAAGAAGTTGATGAGCATATGGACGCTTTAGTCGCTGGACAAGATGACTTATCCGAAGAATTTAAAACTAAAGCTGCAACTGTTTTTGAATCAGCAGTAAACTCTAAAGTAAAAGAGATTGCTGAACAAATGGAAGCAGATGTTCAAACTAATTACGAGCAAGATATTGCAGAAGCAAAAGAAGCCCTAACTGAAAAAGTTGACAGTTACCTATCATATGTCGTTGAAGAGTGGATGAAAGAAAACGAAATCGCTCTTGAAAGAGGTATTAAAGGTGAAATCGCTGAAGACTTTATCACAGGTCTTAAAAAACTTTTTGCTGAGCATTACATTGATGTTCCAGATGAAAGATACAATGTGCTTGAAGACCAAGCAGCTAAAATTGAATCTTTAGAAAAGAAACTCAATGAGCAAATTGAAAAGAATGTAGAGTTAAATAAAGAAAATGCAGTTAAGTCAAGAAAAGAAATCATGGCTGAAGTTGCTTCTGATTTAGCAGATACATCAAAAGAAAAATTTGTTAAACTTGCTGAAGAAATTGAATGGTCTGACGCAGACTCTTTCAAATCAAAATGTGAAACTATCAAAGAATCATATTTTGGTGCGAAGGCTGAAGTGAAAGACGAATTACATGATGTGGCGGCTGGCGATGAAGCTTCTAACGAAGATTTATCGAAAGCTATGGCTGCTTACACTGCCGCTATAAGCAAAACAAAAGATATTAAAATATCTTAATGTTAAAACGGAAAAAGGGAGAAAATTAAAATGTACTTATCCGAAACACACGAAAAAAAATGGCAGCCTGTGTTAGAGCATCCTGATTTACCAGAAATCAAGGACTCTTACAGACGAGCCGTTACATCAGTTATCTTGGAAAACCAAGAAAGAGCTGCTAAGGAAGACCAAGCCTTCTTGAGCGAAGCTGCGCCTACAAACGCAACTGGTTCATCTATTGCAAATTGGGATCCAATCCTTATTTCATTAGTAAGAAGAGCAATGCCTAACCTTATCGCTTACGATATTGCTGGTGTTCAACCAATGACTGGTCCAACTGGACTAATCTTTGCAATGAGAAGTAGATACACTTCACAAACTGGTAACGAAGCTATGTTTGACGAAGCTGATACAGACTTCTCTGGTAGAAACGCTGCTGGTAGCTCAGTTGATGGTTATTCTTCAACTGCTCACTCAGGTTCACCAAACAACAATCCAGGTGCTCTAAACGATAGTCCATCTGCTGGTACTTACACAAAAGGTACTGCTATGACTACAGCTGCTGCTGAAGCATTAGGAGACGCTTCTGGTAACGCATTTGCTGAAATGGCATTCTCAATCGAGAAGTCAACTGTAACTGCTAAATCAAGAGCTCTTAAAGCAGAGTACACAATGGAACTTGCTCAAGACTTAAAAGCAATCCATGGTTTAGACGCTGAAACTGAACTTGCAAATATCTTATCTGCTGAAATCTTAGCTGAAATCAACAGAGAAGTTGTAAGAACAGTTTACATCAATGCAGAAAAAGGTGCTGCTACAAACACAACTACTGCTGGTATCTTTGATTTAGATACAGACTCAAACGGTAGATGGTCAGTTGAGAGATTCAAAGGTCTTATGTTCCAATTGGAAAGAGACGCAAACAGAATCGCTCAAAGAACAAGAAGAGGTAAAGGGAACATGATTATTTGTTCTGCTGATGTCGCTTCTGCTCTACAAATGGCTGGTGTTTTAGATTACACACCTGCTTTGAATAACAATTTGAATGTTGATGACACAGGCAATACTTTTGCTGGTGTTCTTAACGGCAGATTCAAAGTATATATCGACCCTTACTCAGCAAATAGCTCAGCAACACAATACTATGTTGTTGGTTACAAAGGTACTTCACCTTATGACGCTGGTATGTTCTACTGCCCATATGTACCACTACAAATGGTAAGAGCAGTTGGTCAAGATACTTTCCAACCAAAAATCGGTTTCAAAACAAGATACGGTTTAATCGCAAACCCATTCGCTGAAACTGGTGCTGCTTCAGGTGCTGTAAGTGCAGTAAATGACGCTGGTTCTGCTGACTCAAACAGATACTACCAAAGAGTTAAAGTAACTAACTTAATGTAATATCTTGTAGAGTTTTCTACAATAATCAAAAAGGGCGGCTTTATGTCGCCCTTTTTTTTGGCCTTCCTCCAAGATGGATAAATATAAGTATGACGGTTACAAACTCATACAATAGACAACCCACAAAGTTTGACTATGCTTCACCAACGCAGTTTAAGTTTCAACTTGCCAAACTGCCTAAGGTAGAATATTTTACAGTTGCTTGTAATATACCAGGTATAAGTCTTAATGCTACTGTCCAACCAACTCCGTTGGCGGACATACCACTTCCAGGCGATACTATCAACTTTAGTGATTTAGAGATTACATTTCTAGTAGATGAAAATTTAGAGAACTATAGAGAGATACATGGCTGGATGTATGGTATTGGTTTTCCTAAAGCAAGAACACAGTTTGCAAATTTAGTTGACGCAGGTAAAGATAGATTTCCTACTACCGGTAAAAATAGTTTAACTACAGACGCAGGTAAAGTAAAATATGGTGCAACACCATTAGGACCTATATTTTCAGACGCAACTTTAAATGTATTGACAAGTAAAAACAATGCAAATATTGAAGTTAGATTTTCTGATGTGTTTCCCTCGTCATTGTCAGGATTAGATTTTAACCAACAAGCGGATGATGTTAATTACTTAACAGCGACGGTATCATTTAAATATAAGATATACGAATTCGCCTTAAAGGGTGCGTCTAATACAACAGATACAGTAACTTAAAAGCTTTACAATTTTATATAATTATGATAGGATGTGTATATTATGGATTTAGAAAAACTACAAGAATTGGCTGATAAAGATTTAAAGATTAATGATAGTGAACTTGATTTAGAATCTCTTAAAACTCCTCAGTTACATAACAAATATATGAAACACTTAACTAAGTTTAAGTTAATGCTTAGTCGTGCTGAAGGCGATTTGTATAATACCAAAAGAGAACTTTGGGAATATTATACAGGTAAAGCAGACGCTTCGGTCTATGCAGAAAAACCTTTTAACATTAAATTACTAAGACAAGATGTTGACCAATATATTTTATCAGATGAAAGATATATTAAGTCAAAACAAAAAGTAGATTACTTACAAGCTTGTGTTGATTTTTTAGATAGAACAATTAGACAAATCACTAATAGAACTTTCACAATAAAAAATGCAATTGATTGGCGTAAGTTTACTAGTGGTGCTATCTGATGAAACACGATAAGTTATTTTCAACACATGTTTATCTTTTTGACAATGTAATAGATGGTAATAGTCTATTGCAAATAAGAAAAGATATTACTTCATCATACAATCAAACAACAAAAAACTGGCAAAGTAAAGCAAACTTACACAAAAATGTTTTGTATGATAAACTAACTCATAAGGTTGTAGAAAATACTAAAAAAGTTTTTGATAATCTGTGTTTTGAATATCAAGGTTTTGATGTTACTGATATGTGGTCAAATGTTTTAAAACCTGGTGAAACTCATAGACCTCACACACACTCTAATAATATTTTAAGTGGTGTATTTTATGTAGAAGCCGAACAAACATCTGGTATTATATTTACAGACCCTAGACCTCAAGCTGGTGTTATACAACCAGATGTAACAAAACAATTTGTAGATAATGCAAGTGTAATTAAATATGATTCAGCAACTAATAGAATGATATTATTTCCCTCATGGCTACAACACTATGTACCAATTAATGAAACAAAATCTAATAGAATTAGTATTGCCTTTAATATAATGTTAAAAGGTAAGGTTGGTTCTTCCGAAGAATATCAATCAGCGGAGTTTTAAATGACCCTAACAAGGTATCTAATTATAGATAAAAAGGATGATGTCTATTTAAAGATTGAGGCAGACGAAGATATAAGAAGAGAACTAGGACAATTCTTTACATTTGAAGTACCTGGTTTTAAGTTTATGCCTCAGTTTAGAAACAGAGTATGGGACGGTAAGATTAGATTATTCTCATATCAGACAGGACAAATATATGTTGGATTATATCCATACATATTAAAA